TGAGGCGGGTGTCATGGCAAATTCTTGCACTTGGAAATTGACCGGCATGGCACCCTCCTAAAATCCCACGGCTTCATAATCGAGCGTCACAGCGGCCGGAGCTTCTGAGGTGTCAGCTTCCAAAAGTGGCCCCCCTGCCGCCGTACCTTCCTCTTCGTAGACCAAGAGCTTATGTGCGCTTTTGTTGTACTGAAAGAGGTAGCTCACCGTGCGGGCGTTGTTGCCAAACACTTTGAGGCTATCCATCTGCTGTAAGAATCCAAAGGCACTGATCGCCGGGAGCGGTATCCCTGCCGTGGGATACGTCGGCCCCGCGCCAGCCACGGCCATAGTCCCGATCGACAGCTTTTTCTTCGGGCCAATGCGTTCTAAGGACGTGACCGTCACGGTCACATCCCCTGCCACATAGGCTGCCATTATCTATCCTCCTATGCGGTCGCTTGCATGGCGGTCATGTTCGCCGGCTCTTCGGGCACGACTTCGACTAGGAACACGATATCCGCTAGATCGCCCGCGCCGGTTACATCGGTCACTTGGACGACCGCTTGCGTGCCCGGCTCCATCACTACGGGCGGACTACAGCGCTTATACAGCACCTTGCCCGCCGCAAGGGCGCTCGGGACGACCAGAATGGCAATATCTCCATCCCCGCGCCCGGTATCGCTCATGAACGTCACGCGCTTATCCACCCGCACTTCGCCCGCCGCCGCGGTCACGTTCTGATTGAGCAGCGCCACCGCATGAATCTTGTGTTTCATGAAGCCCGGTGCCCAGGTGCCGCCCGTCACATCGGCAGCGCTATTGAGGTCGGCGGATTTCACTACCGTCACCTCGTAAAAATTGTACGGAAGCATAAAAACCCTCCTACATCAATAGGTTAGGCTGACCCGACGTGTATGAGATTGGCTTCGCCACTGTTCGAGGAATCTTCCCAGGCTAATCGGAAACGAATAATCCCATAGAAACTCACCGCCTTGAACCGGCCCGCATGGCCCTGCGGCACGGTGGCGTACAATTCAGGTGTTCGGGCTTCTGCCATGGCGATCGCATTCTTGCCGAACACAATACCTTCGCCTAACACGGAGCTAGTACCGACGTTGCCGAACGTGGCATGATTCGTGGGGATAATCCGCACGCTCTCAATCCGCCCCGCTTCGCCGTTGTACTTGGCCTGGGGGTCCGTGTACTGTCTACTGTTACCCCTGCCTTTCGGCAGTGCCCTGATCATTTCTGCCAGGGTCTGCATGTCGCCATGCAGAGCGGACTCTACCATCACTCCAAGTGGAGAGCCTTGGAGGCCGCACGTGATAGTCTCTGAAGGTTGAAGTCTTGGTAACGCAGTACATGCAGTTCTGCGCGTACCTTCTCGCCCATGGCGACTAATTCTTTCGTGATGCCGTGATAGCCTTGTGCTTGTCGCCATGCGATATAGCTGAGCAGACATTCTGCCTGGGCTTTCTTGGCAGTCAGATACGGCAAAACCGCCTCAAGGACTTTCTTTGCGCTACCAAGCCCTGTTGTCGTGATCGCAAGATATTCACGACGTGGCTTGCGCTTCATGAGGCCGATGGTAAACTTCACGTTTTGCCGCTCCCATATCTGGCTGACTCGCTGAATTAAGTAAGGATTGGTGTTCGTCACCGCAATTTGCACATAGGGCCTTGTGTATCCATGACTTCCTTGTGCAAGCGCTAAGTGCATCGTTCCCTCTCCATCCAAAATTCCTGCGAGCCAAGCTCTGTCTGCGACTTCTTCCCTGCTGATTGCCTGCACTGATGCGTTGTCACACTGTGGTAGCATCAGATTCTCCAGGTGTTCCAGCACTTGGTGCGGTTTTACTGGCACCAGTTAGTTCAAATGCCAGATCTCCCAACTCGGATCATCGATAATGCCACGAATACTCTTCTGTCGGAAAATCCCGACATAATCCCCGCCCCGCGCCGGCTTGGCTTTCAGCGTGTCATACAGCAGGTCGTGCAGTTGCTCGACATGGTAGACATTCATATTGCTCGTGGCCGTGGCCCCAAAGGTGCCGTTGGTGGTCACGGTGGCACTGGCCGCACCGGTAGGCGCATACTTGTACTTGCCCAGCTTCGAGGCGGCGATCGCCAGCGAATCAAGCGCGAGGCTCATTTCATCGGTGAGGCTGTCCCGAATGCCGTTGTCCAAATCGATCATGCTGAGATCGCTCGCAAATCCGGTAAAGGGCACCGCCGACCCAATCTCTTGCATGACCAGATCAATCGCGCTCATCGCAAAGGCGCGCTCGGGAATGTCCTGCAGCTCATTCAGGACATAGCTGGTCTTCTCGACCGGTGCCGCGATGCGTGGCAGGGTGACACTCTCGCCTCGCCCGGTGCCAAACGCGGGCCTGACTTGTACGTGATCCATCATGACCGTGTCGGCAATGGCGCCCCGGAGCACCTGCCGACTCACTTCATTCTGCTTGTACGCACCAGAAGGTGCGTCGTAGGTCCATGTAAACGTTGGCATTTATCACTCCGCAGCCGCTCGAAATCGTCGTTGGCGGCGTTGAATCTCGCTCGATAAGCTCACCGGCCCGGTGTCGGCCGCGGGGGCTGCGGCCCGGCGTTGCCCACCGCCCTCGACGGGCCGGCGCTGATTCGGCAGCGTCTCGGCTGGGGCATCCGCTTCTCGGCTTCGTCGGGAAATGCGCAGCAACTCGCCCCGCGCTTCTTGCGCGACAGCGCTCAGAAACCCACGCATATCCTGACTGCCGTCCCACTCGGGGGCCTGCAGCAGCTCCGTCGCAATGGCGCGCACCAGACGGGGCTCATCAGCGAGATCGGGGTTGTCTTTGTAAAACCGTTGCCAGGTTTGTTCTTGCTGGCGTTCGGCGTGGTAGGCGGAGCGCATCTCGGAGATGGCCTCTTCCTTCGCCTCGCGCTTCACGCGCATCAACGCTTCTTCGGGGGCTTCGAACAGGCGCACGTTGTAGTTGTAGGCGTTCGGGTCTGGCGTGGTCGGCTGCCGTTGGGCCTCCATCTGCCGGCGCCAGGTGCGGAGCTCGCCGACTTCGCGGCCCTGTTCGCTCAAGCGGCGGTTGAACTCTTGCTCGCGGCCTTCGAGGGCTGATGCGAGCTCAGAATCCACCGTAAACTGGCGCCCGTTGATGGTAATGCTGGTCCCGGCGGGCGGTTCCGGGGGCGTGGGCTGCGGTTGCTCTTGGAGATCCTCCGGTGGCAGCTCAGCCCCTGGCGCGTTCATCATGTCCGCCATGGTCTGCGGTGTCCGGGGTTGTCGACTCTGGGCCATCTCCTACTCCTCGGGCTGTGCCTCTTTCGAGGTCCGGGCCAATAAAAAAGGGCCAGCCGCCTTGCACGCTGCAAGACTACTGGCCCTCGGTTTATCCGGTCGGGCGTGCTACCTAATCGACGTCTTCCATCACTTCGGAGCGAAACACCAGCTCAATGGTCGCATTCGCGGTGATGTTGGTACTCTGATCGCCCACCACGATCCCCACGAGCGTATAGCCGTCGGGCATATTCAGCGCGGTCACGAGATCAGCCGGGCTGACCATCTCTCGAATCACCCGCACGACGCGAGCCTGGCGCTGGCGGAGTTCGCTCATCGCCAATCCTCCGCCAGAATGCGATGGTGCTCTTTCAGCTCAAAGCTCTGCGGTTCACCCCCATTGAAATTGATTAGCACCTGGCCCACGACGCCGCGCATCATCGTCTCGGCCAGACATCGCTTGACCTTTGATGGCAAGTGCTGGATCAGGTACTCGTCAATCGTCGCGCCCATCTGTGGCAAGCGGCCAGGGTCGCTCATCCGCGCCGTGCCTCCTCAATGTCCTGTTGCCCCAAGCGTATCAGCCGATCCAGCTCCTTGGGTAGCTCATCCAACACCGCCAGCATGGCAATCCCTGAGCGCATGAGGCCCTCGGTCAACGTCTCGTTGCGGTGATGTAGCACAAGATTGGCAATAGCCTTCTCACGCAATTTGTTGAGCTGTGGTCGTAGGCGCCCCAGCACATACGCCGCCTCTTGCCCCTCGTGGTGATAGTCCTTATCCAGGTCCAGCATCAGAGGCTCACCTTAACGCCGTTGGGCGTGAATAGGACCGGACTGCGGCCTTCGGCCTTGCGCAGATCCTCGATAATCATGGCCTGCAGGCGAATGACGTTTTCGAGCGCTTTGATAGTAAAATCCCACCGCTTATTGGGATCTTCGACCCCATTGCGGCCGTAGTTGTTGGCCCACCAGACGTAGAGGTCTTCGTAGGCTTGCTCGGTCCGTTGGCTCATGCCTGGTCCTTCTGCCTATAGGAGAAGCGCCAAAAGTTCCCATGGGCTTCCATACCCGTGCCAATCTCATCGCCACAATGCACACAGCGCACATGGCCCGGCCATGGCGTGCCGGTTTTCATGCCTGTAATGGCCCATGGCCCATCGATAAGGATGTCATGCTCGCCCGTCTGCACGATGCGCCCACATTCGCAGATGGGTATCGGGTACACGGGCGTATCCGTGTGGCTCATGCCTGGCCCTCATCATTCAGTGCCCGCAGCGCCTCTTGTAGCGCTGGCGTATAGGTGCCTACGTCGAAGTCGTCCAGGTCGTACCGCTGCCCCTCGCCTACCGACCCGTGCAGAATCTCGGGCAAGGCGTCCAGCACCGTGTCAAACTTCTGGCGCTCCTGAGCGGCGTCGGCGTGCAGGTCGTTCATCAGCGTTTCCTGGCCTTTGCAAAGGCAATGGCCCGCAACATGGCCTCTTTCTTCTGGCCCTTCACCTTGGCCCGCGTAACCGTGCTCGGGATGTTGCGATGGACCTCAGCCATCGCCGCTTCTACCTTCGATCGACTAGGCTGACTGTGCCACTTGTGCCGTGGTGTATGCTTGGGTGCCTTCATTACATCCCCCCTGCCACCGGCATGCGTTCGACGGGTAGGTTGCCTGGCACCTCTTGCGGCCCCCCGCCGCTCCCCCCTCCGGCGCCAGGCGTCCCGCCCTGCTGCTGCATCAGCATCTGCTGCATCTGGCCCATCTGGGCCTGTTCTTGTGGGTCTGGCTCCAGCGTGGATGGATCGAGGTTGACGCTCTTGAACAAGTGATTCCAGATTTTTGTCGGGCTGAACCGCTGCCAAAAGGTGAGGCCCATGACCGGATTGCTCCCCGCCAGTTGCAAAATGGCCATGAGCTTCTGGAAGTCCCGCACCCGCGCCACAATGGCCGATAGGCCGGTGACTTTGAATTGACACCCGGCGAGCTGGGCATAGCGCTCAGCCGGACTGAGCATGGCGAGGCGTAGTGCGGCCTCTTCCCCCACCGCGGACACGACTTCTTCGGCGTCGGCATCGTCCATAAATTGCATCAGGTTCGACCACATGAGCGAGAGGGCTTGGCTGATCGTCTTTTCGGTGTCTTTGATCATGCCGTCGAAGAAGTTGGCACTCTGCGCTTGCGCTTCCACCACGGCGGTCGCCGTCGTCTCCCCGCCTGGCGTCTGCCCCATGCGGGTCGCATTCACCTGTGTGGCAATTTGAAACTCCTGATCGGTGAGCTGAAACGCGGCCAGCGCTTCTGGGGGCACTTTGCCCGTCACCACTTGCTCCACCACCTTGAGCCCCGGAGGCGTCCCCTCTTTGATAATCAGCGTATCGCCCTGTACAATGCCGTCTTTCACCTGTCGTGGATCGTCCAGGTACTCGGGATAGAGTTGCTTGACGCCCCACACGGAGGCAATGCCACCGTCCAGGATCAGGTTATACAGCTCGTCCTCAGCCTTATTCAGCGCGACGGCATGATCAAAGAGTGCCTTGTGCCACGTACTGAACGGCACACGCAGCAAGGGACGGCTAGCAAAGGGGTGCTTACCATGCCAATAGGGGTTGGGCTCTGGGGGCCTGATCAGATACTTGTTGTTGGCCATGGCGCACACGATATTCCGCTCGGCATACCGCCCGCGGTCATCAAGAATATCCCCCCAGCACTCCAGAATGACCACCCGCCGCCGAAAGTCTGGCGGGGTCGCATCGGTTCGATCCCGCGAGCGCTCATCGGTGCGATAGGCCTGATCCTCTTCCTGGGCATAGTCCTCTTCGATCTGATCGACCATCGCCTGATCATACACGCCCGCGTCGGCCATGGCCTGCACCTGGGCCAAGTCGCGCTCAACTTCGTGCATCTCGTACAGCTTGCGCCCGGTGGGATCGGGTAAGTAGTCCTCGGGCGCCACGAGATCAATCACCGATTGCCAATAGTCCACCTGCCGTCGCACGAGGTTCGACACAATCTGCGGCACCACGGAGCCATCAGGCGCGGGAATATACTGAATCCCCCGCTCGGCTCGAAACACGTCTTTGGTGGCGTCCCTCCCGTGGATTTTAAGAATCATGAGGCTACCCATGAGCGCCACGGTGATGAGATCCGCCACGAGCGCCGGGAAATCCTCATCCGGCACACTGCCGCTCGTGCTGGCGCTATCTAGGGCATATTGCAGCAGCTTCCGGGCTTGCTCATCGCTCAAGACATCCTCTTGCTTCAGATCCGTGGTAAACCAATCGCCAAAGTCGGTCAATCCCCGCTCGATGAAGGCGCTAATCTGCTCTTTGGCCATGGCGACTTTAGGCAAATGTTCGCGGCTCTGGCCCTTCTGCTTGTGCGACCAGTCCATGACCCCCATGAACATATCCCAATTGGCCTTGGTGAGGCGTAGGCGCTCTTCGCGGGCCTTGTGCGCCTCGGCTCGGTACGCTCGTAGCGCGGCCATGACGGTCAGGCTGGCGCCTTGAACCACCGGGGGGTCATCGGTGATTGGTGTGGCTTGTGGGCCTGTTCGTCGTCTAGCTTGCGCCATACCGTGCCCCTGGTATCCGTACCGGCCCTGATTCGGCCTTGTGTAAGCACTCGCTACAGATCCCGATTGTGTGTGTCGCGGCACTCAGCCGCAACCCACAGTGGCGACAATCCGCGTCCCACTGGTAGGGCACCATCGGTTCATACACCACGACGGGCGAGGCCGGTGTCTCGGGCTCAATGACTGGCCTTGGCGCCTTGGCGCGTCCAGTAGGGGCGACTCTGCCGCCGCCGCGGGCGTTGCTCTTCTTCGCTGGTGCCTTCATGTCGCATTCCAATGAGGGCCATGCGTCGATATCGTGACCCGGTGCCTCCCATGCCCCCCTGGATGATCATCCCACCACTGACGGTCATCGGCTGCGCCAGATCAGTCTCTAGCGCCTGACTGACCAAGCGCCGCTTGGGTGCCCAGGCAATAGGACGGGCCAGATCAGTCTCGACCACTTGCCCGACGGCCTTGAGCTTGCGCTTCGTGAGCGCTTGTGCAAGGTCCGTCTCGCTCACCTGCCCGACGGCCTTGAGCTTGCGGCTGGTCAGGGCTTGGGCGCTGTCCGTCTCGAGGGCTTGCCCAATCAGGATCGCATGTTGCGCTCGGATGGCTTGGGCGAGATCGGTTTCGGTAGCCTGCCCCAGCGTCCGGCGTTTCTGGCCTGTCAGCGCTTGGCTGCTGTCGGTCTCGGTCGCTTGGCCCAGTGGCACCCGATGCTGCGCCGTGATCGCTTGGGCGCTGTCGGTCTCCAGCGCTTGCCCGACGGCCTCCACCATCTGCTGACCAAGGGCTTGCGCGGTATCGGTCTCTTCGGCCTGGCCCAACGTGCGACGTTTGGCCGTGGTGAGCGTTGAGGCACTATCGGCCTCGGTGGCTTGTCCAACCAGACGGAGCTTGCGAACCGTCAGCGCTTGAGCACTGTCCGTCTCGGTGGCCTGGCCCACGAGGCGCCGGATCGCCCAGGTGATGGCCTGTGCACTGTCGGTCTCTGTCGTCTGCCCCACGGCAATGAACTGCTTGCCCACCAAGGCTTGGGCCAGATCCGTTTCGAGCGCTTGCCCAACCGTCTGCTGCTTGCGGCGTGTGAGCGCCTGCGCCAGATCGGTCTCGGTGGCTTGTGCCACCGCCAACAGCTTCCGGCTGGTGAGCGCCTGGGCGCTGTCCGTCTCCGTCGCCTGGTTGACCGTCGCCCGCTTGAGGGACGTCAGCGCTTGCGCCGCGTCAGTTTCCAGCGCCTGACTGACCGTGACGAGCTTACGGACGCTGATGGCTTGGGCTAGCGTCGTTTCCGTGGCTTGCCCGATTAGACGATCTTTCGGCGCCCAGGCGATCGTCTGCGCGGTGTCGGGCTCGACCACTTGACCGACGGCAATTGTCTGCGGGCCAGCCGTTTTGACTGGCGCCAGGAGACGTGACCGAAAAGGAAAACTGCGCCCAAAAATCGGCATACGTTATGCCCTATGACGCCCGGAAAAATCCAGCAGTCGCTATCTGGGCTACAATATCGCTGCCATCCGGAGTCACGACGAAATCATGCGCTGTCAACGGGATAATCGCGCTATCCGCCCCGCCCGTGCTATCGGGGTCATAACACACCAGGAGTTTACTCCAGCCATCACCCGCCGCCACCGCCGTCCAGGTCTGATCGGCAATATCCACGTCCACACGATCGTTGGTGTCATCCACGGTCACGGTAATGCCGGCCGTGTTATCCAAGACCTTCCGCGCATAGCCCGAGTTGGTGACTTCGTTCGTCGTCCCAGCCACCACAGCCGCGAGGTCGTTCATGTCGATCAAGGTCGCGTCGGATTCGAGCCCGGAGGTCGCTAACACGACGATCACAAACACGCTATTGGTCGGGTCGTTCGCATTCACGCGGGCCGCGTATTCGGCCACTTTTCCTTTGGCAATGTTGAACACAAAATTGGCCATGGCTGTCAGCCCTCTTCGAACTCTAAATACGCTTGAACGTTCACCGTCGCCGGTGCTGTGCAGCGAATCAGCAACGCATCACCCGTCACGGTCTGCTCAGGCTCCCGACCCAGCGGAAACTGGATCACGAATGGCAACCCGGCCGGATGCACCAACCAGCGCTTCAACACGGTAATCGTCGTGGGCTCCGCCGTGAAGTTGCGCGCCCCGGTGGCCTGCACGGTGCGGGTGGGGCCCCGAAGTTGGACGATGGTATGCGCCGTACTCGTCCCAGCGCCCGCCTGGGTACAGGAGCACAGCTCAACCGTGACCGGCTCCGCCGTGACGCTGGTGCCATCGAAGCTCGCGCCCAGCTCAACGATGCGAATCAGCGAGTTCGCGGCGTTGATTACACTCACCACCGTTTTGGCGGTGGCCGCGGTGAGCGCGATATCACCGTTCGACTCAACGGTATAGCCTGGACTGCTCATCGCGTCTCCTAAAAATACGCCGCTCGCATCATGGCGACTGGCGCCCGCATGACCGATGCTAACTTCTCGGCAGCCGCAGCCGCCCCCTTGAAGCTGGCCAAGCACGCAAACCAACTCCGACTTGCACCCAGGGTAAAATTGACCACTTGGCTCGTAGTAGCTGCGACAATTTTGTACTGGCTGCTATACGTCTGGCCGTTGTCGTTGTCCTCGTTTTCGCTGATCTCTGTATAACTATCTGCCGTATCCACCGCCCAGGTCGTATCATTGCCGGTATGCGAGCCCATGGCAATCACGACTTCATCGGCTTGTGCCAACGTGCCACTGGTGACTGAAGGGCCACTGGACGAGCCGCTATTCGTCACATTGGCATCAAGCCCTGCAGCGGTAGCAGCAGAAGAAAACTCCAAAATATCCCCTTCAAGTTGACCATCGAGGCTTCCTGCGCTCCACGTATATGTTAGTGTTGTATTACCACTCGCAACATTCAAGGCATAAATAATGGCAATATGACTATTTGCATCACCATTAGCAATAACCGCTTGCTGCCAACTATTACTAGGACTACTTGTAATCGTAATTGTACGCCCTTGGCCATGATAATACGCTATCGGTGCCACCAACAAACTACCCGCCGCGACGCCATTGATCAGTTGCGTAGTCGTATTGGGAAACGTCGTCCGCGTCTTATGCACAATCGCTTGCGCAAGCGTGATCGCCACACGCTAGCCCACCTGATCAATGAGCGTGAGTGCATCGGCACTTTGAATGACACCCTTGATCGCGCCCAGTGTGCCAGCGATGAGGTTGTAACAATCATCCCCAGTGCCCGCGCTAAGGCCAAAGAGCGTTTCTACACCACCATAGTTCGTATCGTTGATATTATGTTCCATAATGCCCTTGATCTTTTCAGCCTCGTCAATCACATTGCGCAAGTGATCGACAAAGCGCTTGAGATCGCCCGCAAATTTATGCGTGAGCGGTGCTGATTCGTTGATCGTGATAAAGTCTTGTGCCATAGCCGTGCCTACCTCTGCTTGCGACCTACCTTCGCCCGGTAGCACTCAAGGCAGATATCTTCTTCCCGTAGCGGGTCGTAACTGTGACTACTCGAAATGTGTCCGCAATCCCGCAGATCTTTGACCCCGCCTTGCGCTTCCAAGGGTGGCCCCCAATCCACGGTGATCAGCGGATAATGCTCGGCTGGGGGCTCTGGCGTCGTCCAGAGGCGCTGCCAGTAGTCACACAGCCAGGCCCACGCGCTCACATGACCTCCTGCTTGAACAAGCTCACCTGTACCTCGCCGGTGATACTGCCCACCAGCACGCAGCGTAAGCGTTGATCCTGCGTGACCTGGATCTTGTTGGGCAGCATCAAATCGTCATTCTTGTTGCTGTCCGTCGCGGCAAACCGCCGCCGCTGGCTCTGCACGGTGGCATCATTGGCCGCATTCCTGAGCTGCAGGTCGTACACCACAGCCACCGTCGCACTGGCCACCACACCCACGAGGTAATAGCCTCCCCGCAGCGCACTCAATGGCCCCGTGTCGACTAGCACATCCCCGTTGCTGGGATTGGTGAGCACGTTGCCGGTATGCCATTGCCCGATAAGTGCCGTCGTCATGGGCGAGGCTCCGGGAATGGCTTGGGGGTCTGTCGCACGGTCATGATGCCCTCATGCTCCTCAATCCATTGCATCCACCAGCGGCGAAGGGCTTCACGCCGGGCCAGCCAGGGATCATACTGCATCACGCGATAGAGCGCATTCAGCGCGGCGTCATCGATGCCGAGGTGGGTGCAGGTCTCTCGCGTCATCGTCCCGCCCCCACACCATACGCGGCGGATTTCACCGACACCCGCCCTTGCGGCGCACGCTGCTGTCGCACCGGGCGCTCGGTGATGCAGAGATAAGAGGCCCCGTCACTTAAATGGGTCAACTGGCTGTACGGGTCACGGTGATTGTAGGTCTTCTTGAGCCCACCATGCGGGTCCATCAAGACTTGCTCAAAATCTCGAATCATCGCCACGCACTTGGGGTCGATCAGGATATGGCTCGCCCCCTGCGCGTCCTTAAAGGCGGCGTTCATGGCGTTCAGGCGATCAACCTCCAACGGATTCGCGGCGGGCACTTTCATCTTGACCGGGCTCGGATACCGCTGCAAGCGCGACAGGATCAGATCATAGCTGCTCCGCGGCTTCCCGGCTGTCGTATGGCTGCGGTTGCCTCCATTGGCATCGCCATAAATCCAGAGCTCATGCGGGTGCCGGGGGTAGCGCCGCTCAAACTCATCGAGCATGGCGTCGATGTTGCCCTCATCGAGCACGATCTCATCGTAGCAATACATCTGATCGGGATGCACCTGCCAAAGCGAGGTGCAGAACGGGCTGACGTTAAAGTCCCAGGCCCAGCACAAGGGCCGGTGTGGTGACAGCGGCGGAAGCTTGCGCACATGCACGGCGCGGGCAAAGTTCCCATACGCCACGGCGCCTGCAATCCCCGGCAGAATCTCGCCATTCAGTCGAATGCGCCGCGATAGGGAGCCCAATGGGTAGCGGGATTCAAGCTGCTGAATCTCTTCGCCGCTCAGGTGGGGATTATCGTAGATGCTGGCCTGGAACAGCCCGACATCGGTCACACGGCCTTGAATGATCGGCTCGAGGATTTCCTGGTACACCCAGGAGATGCTTTCGACATGCCCCTGGGGTGGGAGAATGGTGGCGGTGAAAAACTTGCGAAAGCGCCGTCCCGCGCCGATACGGATCAAGAGCTCGTCATAGTGCGGCTTCTTCGGCGGTTCATCGCCATGCAGCCAATCGATCGCCCCGCCTGCGACCTTAAGGGCGTCCTGCTCCCCCGACTTCCAGCCGATAAACGAGCCGTTGCGCAGCTTGAGGATCTGCGCCTCGACTTCCCACTTCGCAATCTCCCGCTCAGGGATAAAGGGCTCGGGCATCCCCGGCTTGAGGTAGCCATTGTCGAAGTATCTCGGCTGGATAATGTCGCGGTTCGTATTGCTATCGAGGCCCAGCACCCAGCCCGCCGTAGCCTTGTCCCGTACGTCCATGCTCGTGCCATCAGGCAAACGGCTGTACGCGGTGCCGACCGGCTCAGGAAGGCCCTGCCGGGCCAGCGTGGCACCACAGTACGCCCCGACGCTCGTGTTGTGGTGCAGCACGCCTGATGCCCAATAGCAATGTGTCCCTTGTACCTCAAAGTCTACTATTGGACGTAAACCGATTTTCTGGTATGCTATTAGCCTACAACCACCCACCAGGAGGATCGGCCATGGCAATACGTGCCAATCGTTGCTACCGTACCACGCAAGACCTTGAATCTCGTGGTATTGCTGTTCTGTTGGAGCAGGGCTTGACCCGTCGTCAGGTCGCTGAATCTCTTCATTGCCACAAGTCGACGGTCGATAAGTGGTGTCAGAAGCATCAGTGGTCCACAGGGCGAACAGGGCCGAGAGCAGGTGAGGGTCATCCCTCGTGGAATGGGGGAAGGCGCCTAGACAAGCACGGATACGTTCAGGTGTGGGCACCGTTACATCCACAATCTCACCAGGATGGCTATGTGTATGAGCACCGCTTGCTAGCAGAGGTCTTGCTATGGCGCTATCTTCGGACGGAGGAAGTTGTAGACCATATTGACGACTGGCCCTATCATAATTGGCCTGATAATCTTCGTCTCTTTCCGTCCAACGCGGATCACCTATCCTGGACAACAAGCTACCGACCGCAATCCACCCGGCGCGGGTCAATACCCGGTGCCTATACGTCGCCTCAAAAGCTTCCCCAGTGTCCAGATGCAGACGCAACGCTGGCTCAATGCTCCGCAGAAATACGGCAGAGGCTTGACTGGCACATCGAGTCACACCGTCCCAGGATTGAACATCGAAACTTGCCTCGCCGATCATTTCGGCAGGTAGGCGCGTGGCGGAACCCATTTCCACGGGTGTCCATGGGGTAAGACACTTGCCCACACGATTGGCGCCCACGAACCAATTTTCCCAGTGGCCCCCGTCCTCCGGGTGCAGCACGCTCTGGATAAAGGGCTGATGCACAATGAGCGGCTGCCACAGGCGCAACGGGTCGCTGGCCTGACGTTGGGCCAAGGTGAGACTGGCGATGCGCTGGAGGAGTTGCAGCTCTTCTGCCGTCGGCATCAAGGCTTCTCCACCACGGGCCCCAACGTGCCCCCAAGTCGGGTCGCCGCGGGCCTCTTCAGCAGCAACAGCTCATTAAACGCCTGCAAGATGAGCTGTTGCCCTCGCAAAAAGGTGGCTTGAATCCGCTCCAGGTCGGTCACGGCTTCGTCTGCGGCACGCCGAACGCCCCGCCCAAGCTGGACGCCTGATTGATCACATGCAGCGTAACCACCTCGCTGATATGCTGCACGCCGGCGCCCAGGTCCACATCCGCCTCGACGCTGTAGGCCGTATCCACGGGGCCAGCCTCGCCGTCGGGCAGAGTGTCGGAGACGAGAAACATCTGATAGCCGGCAGGCTTCGACGCATCCCAGGCGGGATGGAGCGGATCGTCCAACAGCGTGCCATTGCCACTGACCACGGTCCACACCGGCACACCATCCAGTGGGCCATCGGGGTTGAGCGTGTAAAGCACCATCTGTGTATCACCAATCGTCGCTTCCGGCATGGCGTTCTCCCCTGTGTGACTACGCCGCACTCCCCGGCAACAGGCGCAACGCGCCGTCGGTGTCCCTGGCTTCCATGGCGGACAGAAATGCGCCGAGCTCCAGGTCACTGAGACTCAGTAAGACGCTGATATGGGTCTGGGTAATGTTCAGGTCGACCGTCTCTTTGGGCTTGCCCCAGAGGTGTTCGGCAAAGAATTTTTCCATGTGGGGCGCATCGCCGGCCTTGAGGCGAATAGCGAGGGCTTTAAGGTACTCGGGTTGTTGCAGCAGCTCAGCCGCCATCTCCTTGATGGGAATGACTTCGAGGGTGGCACGGCTCACGGAGCCTTTAGGTCTGCCAGGGCCAGGCATGCCCTGACCAAACCGTCCGTTCGACAGCCGAATAGGAGGCTTGGGAACGATCCGTTTTCGACCGTTTGAGGGCCGTTTGTCGGACGCCAACCATCTAACTCCGCGAATTTTGGCAGGTATGAGCGAGTATACGGCAGGATATGCGAGATGTCAAGAATGATGAAAGCAGACATGGCGTCTGCCTAGCGGGTCATCGAGCGCCAGGCGGTGAGGGTGCCATCAGGGCCAAAGCGCAGCATGAGCACCTGTCGATCCTCGTCCACCATCGTCTGGACGCCGGCACCCGCGGAGAGGCCAGCCATGGCACCGCCCCAGACGCCCGTGGTCGGACCCTGATAGGCCGGATACGGGCGATAGCTGTAGGCGCTCGTCTCTGAGCGCTCCCAGGCGAGGAGCGTGTCAGATCCCAAATGTCGCTCATAGGTGGGAGGCCCCAGGCGCATCAGCGCCTCATCCATCGTCAGGCGTCCCACAGCGGCATCCATGTTCGCCTCAAAGCGTGAGGTGGCGCAGCCAGCGACGAGCACGACCAACATCAACACCATGAGCGGTAACCACATCAACCGAGACACGAGACGCTGGACCCGATGCCGCACACACCAGGCCTCAATGGTGTCACCCCACAGGGACGCCGTGGTGATCATGGCGAATCCCATCACCACAAACGCCCAGGCCCACCACGGGGCCATCTGCATGTTATTGAGCACAGATCTCAGCACATCCGTCAGCATCCTGAGCCCTCCGCCGTCGACCCACCGAAATCCTCTGGAGATTGTAGCAACATTTCCTTCGCGTTCGCCACCATATGCAAGCATAGGCGAATGACCGCCGATTCATTTTGCTGGCCCCAGCGGCGCATAACTTTTTTGAGCGCTTCCTCGTCGGCATCGGTCAGATCCACCGTCGTCCGCTTGGGCATCGCAGACCTCATGCACCATATCCTCACATATTGTCATACATTGTCATGGAATCACGTCACCATAGAATATATCTCCAGTATTTAATATATGCAATAAATTTTTATATGTGCCAATTTTGGGCTTGACTTTATTCCATCACCAGCCCATATTAAGTCAAGCATTGGCTCAATTCGAGGCACTAGAGGAGAGTGATGGTTATGGTTGACCATAACTTAATGACCGTTCCAGTGGATAGGCGCACCCATCAAATTCTTCGAGTGCTCGCCGCAGGGAAGGGCATCAAAATGCGTGAGCTGCTCGAAGAAATGGCCAAGCCCTATGAGCATATACTGATCCCCTTCGACACACCGAACGGGCACAAAGCCAAAGCATCTCACGACTAAGCCGGGCTCCTGACACCCAACTCGCCGGTCACAGAATAGGTCACAGGTCGTATGCTCATTCTTCCACAATGCCAGGCACCATTTGTTGAGCCAGATGCTCACGCCCTAGCTCACACCCTCCTGATCAAGCGATGCGGGCAGGCGTGTGGCCGCATCGAGGCGATGGATCGCCTGGCGTTCATGCTCCACGCTCGGATGCGTATAGGCGGCGGTCATCGTGATTGTCGCGTGCCCGAGCCAGCGTTGCAGGGTTGGCAAGTCGACGCCGGCCTCGATGGCTCGGGTGGCAAACGTGTGGCGACAACTGTGGGGTGTGATCGCCAGATCCAGCCCCGCCCGCTCCACCGCCCGCCGAAACATCGTCCGAATACTCTTGTAGCCAAAGATACGGCTGTCGCGGCCGTGCATGGGGAGGTGTGCCAGCACCTCCCGAGCCGTGCGATTCAAGGGCACCTGTCGTGCCCGTCCGCTCTTGGCCACATCGACGCCTACCTGTACCAGACCCGCCTTGAAATCCAGATCATCCCAGCGCAAAGCCATCAGCTCCCCGAGGCGAAGGCCCGTATGCAACGCAAAGCGCGTCAGCAGGGCCAATCGGCTCGGCATGGCGGCGAGCAGCGCGGTCTCTTCTGCCAGGCTGATGATCCGTCGTGGAGCCTGCCGGGTGCGCAGATTCCGCACCGTGGGAATGCGCTCCAACACGCCCCACTGACCCGCCACTTTGAGGGCGTGTTTGATCGGCGTCAGGTAGACGTTGATCGTGCTCGGCGTCAGGCCCCGATGCAACCAGGTCGTCTGCAGCAAGGCCAGCGTTTCCCCGGTGATCGCGGTGAGGGGCATCTCGCCCAACACCTCACAGGCGAGGCGAAAGGCGACGTCAGCCACGCGCACCGTGTTGGGCCGGCGTTGCGGCTCCCACCAGCGCTGAAAACGTCGGAGAAACTCCGCGAACGACGTCATCTGCGGTGGCGGCGGTCTGAGGATACCCTCGGCTACCTCCACCCGGCGTTTACGCTCGGCTTGCAGCGCCGTCTGATAGCTCACCGGGCCAAGGGATTGGCGATAGCGTTTCCCACGAAACCGAAAATCGTATTGATACGAGTGGCCACGTCGGTACACAGCCATGATGGTCCTCCTACGTTCGGCGCGTCAGGAGCCCAAAACCATCATATCGGTGCATCGGCGTGGCGTCTAGAGGGTGCGCTCCAGGCCAGGGATGGGAGGCTCGTGCTGGGCACCTTGGCAGGCACCAGCGCGAGTTGAAGAGCGCCGGGGGGCGCCACCTGGCCTGGGGTGCATCGGGAAGGGAGAGGGCATGGATGGACATCTGTTGATCGCGGTGCAAGCCATCATGATCTGGAAGACCGGGCACTTCCTGCCGTCGCAGACCTGGCATCTCACAGGCCCCTATGCCCCGCTGCTGAAGGCGCTGCAAGCCTGCCTGATCACCTGTGACGACTGGACACCCGCACAGCGGGCGGTGATGTGTAGGGACATCTGGTCGGCGGTGGGGGCCTGGCCACGCTTCAAGGTGCTCGGGGATGGGGTGCAGGCATTCGAGGAAAGGGTGGCCAATGCCCGGTAGCCTGGACACACTTCCAGACATCCCGTATGGCGATGTCTTCAACGCCGCCTGCCTGATCCAGCTCTATGGGCAGGATTTGCGGTTCTGTAAGCCGCTGGGTGGCTGGCTGCATTGGACCGGGACGCATTGGAAGCTCGATCAAGTCGACCACATCATGGAATTGGCGCGCCAGACGATTACAAGGCTCGGTGAAATCGCCTTACAGCGGCAAAACACCGAAATGCTCAAGCACATTTCTCGATGTTTTCAGCATCGACAGCTCACGAACATGCTGCGGCAGGCAGAAACCTTCCCTCATGTGGTGGCGACAACCGATCAATTCGACCAAGACTCCTGGCTGCTCAACTGCCAGAACGGGACCATCGACCTCCGCTACGGCCTGATCGATCAAACGAGACCCCATCGGCGTGAGGATTGGATTACCCGATGCCTCGATATCCCGTATAGTCCCGACGCCGAGTGTCCGACGTGGCAAGCCTTTCTCTGGCGGGTCATGGGTGGCCCCCTTCCCGAAGAAGAGGGCAGTGAGTCCGCGCTGCTTGAGCGCCATGAACGGGCCGAACGCCTCGTAAGCTTTCTTCAACGCGCCGTCGGGTATGCCCTCACCGGCCGCACCGATGAGCAGTGCGTATTTATTCTCTATGGCACGGGGCGCAACGGAAAAAGTCGATTCATTGAAGCCTGTCATGAGTTACTCGGACCCTATGCCAAATCCGCGAACATGCAGAGCTTTTTGCATCAAGAGCGCGAAACGGTCCGGAATGATCTGGCAGACCTGCATGGCGTGCGGCTCGTCTCCGCGATCGAAGCGAACCAGGGCCAGAAATTCAGCGAGGGACTATTGAAGCAGCTCACCGGGGGCGATCGCGTGAAAGCGCGGTTTTTGTTCAAAGAGTATTTCGAGTTTCTGCCGCACTTCAAGCTCTTTCTGGCCTTCAATCATAAGCC